GCTTTTAAGATAATAGTATCCGCATTAAATCTGCCATTCATTTTAGTTTCAGTTGTTTTAAGATATCCAAATTGTGCTTTTAGTTTGTGTTTGGTAATCTTTTTCCATTGCGGTAGTATCTCATCCGGCTTACGAATAGTTTTTTGTAAACTACGAATTTCACTAAAGTGTTGTAGTGTAGTACCTTTAACTTTGAACTGTGCATGATCTTCTGCATAGTAAATTCCTATCTTACGATTCTTTGTATTGAATACTACTACCGCAGTTGCATCAATAATCTCACTTGGATTAATACTAGCAATACCAAAGTCTCCGTCACTAGACTTAAACTTGAGCTTCTTAACAAGCTCTTGAGCACTTTTAACTTTAGGTTTACGAACTGCACGGTTTTGTTTTTGTTCAGCTTTCATAATTTCAATAGCATCAAACAGTCGCTTGTAAAAGTCTGTAAGTTCTTTTATTTGTGCTTTACTATAAGTTTCGTAACCTTCAGCAAGTTGTTGTTGCATATCGTCACGTTGTTTTGCAGGAGGTAAATTGTTGAGCTCTTGTAATTCTTCGTATGCACCGATAAACCAATTTGTTACAAAACGCAAGTGTCCGAGATTAATTTGTTTTTGCTTGAATAAATTCAAAGGAAGTTTATCTTTAAGAGGGTTGGCTTTGCTGTTACGCATCCAGTTGTCAATCCATTCATCCAACTCTTCAGTCTTGTCACTAGCCGCTTCTTCTAAACGTTCTTGTATACTAGGAATATAAACATTTTTCTTTTTATCGTCTGCTTTTTTCTCTTCCACAATTAGTTTGCCGGCTTCTATTAGTTCAGCAATCTTAGGTTTAACAACTTCGCTAATAGGTTTAATATTGCCACTAGTTCCAGGGCAAGACTGCCAATACTCTTGTTCTTTTTCATTATAGTCAGGACAGCCATCTAACAACATACGGCAGTATATACCTACTAGTCCTTCGTATTTGGCGGCTTTCTTTACATTTGATATATCTGTTTTTGAATAATCGTTTGCTTTCATCCATGTAAACATATGTTCTATGTTTTCAGTATGTTTATAGTTCATGTACCAGAAGTCATTGTTCATACGTTTCATTCTAGAAAATGCAGATCCTTCTAGGTTTTCCCAACCTTCAAAACCTGGTGCTTGTAATCCACGTTTTTTAATACGTTTGAATGAAATTTTCTTCTTAGGTTTCTTTGTTAAACTTCTAGGTGTTGCCATAACTATGCCTCTCTATTTGTGCCTTTACATACTAATTTAGCATCTTTAACAAATTTGTCAACCTTTAAAGTATCGATAAATAACTGTATGCCAAGATTAAGCGTATATAAACCGACCAAAACTAACGATTATTACTTCATGGATAGAAGTATTCGTGAACAATTTAGTGTAGGTGGCACTGGTGTTCATGTACACAAATATGTAGGACCTGCATATGTAGGTGATAAAAAAGATGCTTCACAGCCTAACTATGTGGCAGGGACAGAAACTGATCCGTTAAACGGAGACTTTATTAACATTGACGGTATTATTAACGAAACTAAAGTACAAGATTTACTGTTTATGGAAAATAGAGATCGTAAATACGATCCAGATATATTTGAATTGCGTGGTGTATATAATGTACAAGACACAGATTTTGATTTAACACAATTTGGACTATTTCTTAGTAATGATCAACTGTATATGACATTTCATATGAACGAAATGGTAGAAGTAATGGGCAGAAAACTTATGCCTGGTGATGTGTTAGAGTTACCACACCTTAGAGATGCACTATTATTAAGTAACGATAAGAAAGCCATTAACAAATATTATGTTGTGAATGACGCTAATAGAGGTGCGGAAGGATTTAGTCAAACTTGGTATCCACATATATGGCGTGTTAAACTATCGCCATTAACAGACAGTCAAGAATACTTCGATATACTCGGAGATGGCGATGATGCTGATAGTCTAAAGAATGATCTCAGTACATATAAAACAGAATTTAATATCAGTGATGCAATTGTTGAAGCGGCTGAACAAGAAGATCCTACTGGCACAAGTTTAACCGATCATCTATTTGGATATGACCATGCTACTAGTGGAGGAATTGTAAATCAAAACAACACATACAATCATGGCGAAACTATAGCAAGCGGAGATCAATTTCCATCTACATTTAATCAAGGTGATTATTTCATAAGAACAGACTTTAATCCAAATCGATTGTTTGTGAGAAGGGGTAGTAGATGGCATAGGCTTTATGATAATGTTACTGACCAAACATGGACTGATAAAACCTATAATGCTAGTGATTACATCAATAATAGTAACACCACAGTAATTGATGACAGAGAATTTAATGAAAAAACTCCACTAAGTGAGGTAATTAAACCAAAAGCGGATAATACATAATGGCATATCAAACAAACAAATTAACTGCGGTACCTTACTTTTATGACAAGCAACTACGTAGATACATCCAACAGTTTATAAGAATATTTGCAGGCTTCCAAGTAGGCATGCATGTGGACCAAGCTGGTGAAATAGTTTATCAAACAGTACCTGTACGTTATGGTGATGTAAGTAGAATGGCGGCACATATTGTTAGAGAAAATAGTGAAAACATGTTACAAACAACTCCTTTTATAAGTTGTCATGTAACTGGATTAGAACCTGCTCCAAATATGAGAACGTTTCCACAATACGAAGAAACTGTACCTGTATATGAAAAAAGATTTAACGAATCTACAAATTCCTATGAGAATGAAGTAGGCAATGCTTACAGTATAAAAAGACATCAGCCTGTTCCTTACATGCTTACAATGCAAGTAGATTTATGGACCAGTAATACAGAACAAAAATTACAAATGTTAGAACAAATACTAGTATTGTTTAACCCAACACTTAATATTCATACTAGTAACAATCCAATGGATTGGAGTACACTTAGCTATGTAGAATTAATAGCTACTACCTGGAGTATGAGAGCTATACCTAGCGGAGTTGATGACATAATTGATATTAGCACAATGACTTTTACAATGCCTGTACTAATTAATCCTCCAGCTAAAGTAGTTAAGAACAGTGTTATTCATACTATCATTGATAATATAGAAGATGTAGATGCTAATGCTTTGAGTGCTTTGAGATTAGGAAACGATTATACTCCATTGTTTACTAGCTATAAAGTCGTCACACTTGACGCACTTAAAATGAAATTTAATGTTGACAATAATGGCAATGCAACTGCACAATTATTAAGTGAAAGCGGAACTAATCTTGACAGTGATGGAAATGTATTAAATTGGCAAACTGCATTAAAAGGTTTTGGAGAGTTTAGAGATGACGTAAGTCAGTTGAGATTAAAACAAACAACAGACCCAAGTGTTACGTCGGGTGATGTAATAGGCACAATTAAAATTAATCCAGGTAATGTTAATCTATTAGACATCACCATTGATACTAATAGCAAACCTGCAAATACACTTAGTTCAGTTGATGCAGTAATAGATCCTCAATTAAACGTTCCGGGTGATGGTACACTTCCTGCGATTGCCACTGGTCAACGATATTTGTTAACTAAATCTACAGCAGGTGGTGCAGGATGGTCAGTTAGTGCTGATGTAGGTGATATTATCGAATATGATGGCACACAATGGAATATATCTTTTGATGCAAGTGCAAACGGATCTACTGTACAATATGTTACAAATACGCAGACACAGGACAGTTTAAAATGGGCAGGCACTGAATGGATTAACAGTTACGAAGGAACTTATAATCCTGGATTTTGGCGCATATACCTATAATGATGCCTGACTCATTGTCTATCCCTTGGGGGAACAACGAAGATATTCGAAGTACTAGTACACAGTTTCATGCAACTGACAGTGAGATATTACTTGAACAAAATTTTAAAATTTTAAGAGATACAAATTGGCGTTGGTTAAATCAAAGTATCGAATATACTTTTAACGCTAAAGGATTTAGATGTAATTTCGACTTTGATGATGATTTTGATTTTTCTAATTATATAGTAGTATTAGGATGTTCACATGTTACAGGAGTAGGCTCGCCAATGGAAGAAACAGTAACAGAACAATTATCTAACATCACAAAGTATCCTGTAATTAACATGGGTGTTCCTGGAGCAAGTAATAGTCTTATATTTCAAAATCTTGTTTGGATATTATCTAGGAAATATAAGCCTAAAAAAATAGTAGTAATATGGACTTCGTTATATAGGGATACGATATATACACAAAAAATGAAACGAATACAAATAAATGCAACTCGGAAAGATAATTATTCGTTAGAAAGAAAAGAATTCTCTAACTATATCTCAGATGAATACATCACTGATTATCTAGAACGTGTTTCACTATCTCATTATGAGATGGTAAGTCATATGAATAATATTGACGTTTATGCTTTTAATTTTTTTAATACTAGCAGTTATTTAGATTTAGCAAACAAAAACTTAGAACCTATATTCTTAAACAAGTTTAGCTTAGGAAGAGAAGAATTTGACCTTCATTGGCAAGAACGGCAGAGTACAGCAACCAAAGCATTCAGCGGAGAAATTAAGTTAGATACATTTTTAGATAGTTGGTTTGGCAGAGATCTTACGAACTTAGATCCAAATTTAAAACTAGTAGACAAACTATTTGCACACTTTGGACCACTCACAAATAATTGGATTGCAAATTTTATTACAAGTAAGGTAATGTAACTATGATTAAAGCAAGCGGTTGCTGTTTTCTCGCCTTGGACACAGGCAGGATTATGTTGCAACAAAGAAGTAAAACATCAAGCCACCCACTAACTTGGAGTTTCTGGGGAGGCAAGAGTCATAAAAAAGAACGTCCCATTGAAACACTACTCAGAGAATGTAAAGAAGAATTAGGTCCTTTACCTGATATTGAAAAGGTATATCCTCTTAATGAGTTTATAAGTGACGATAAAAAGTTTACCTACAATACATTTTGTGTAACAGTGTTTGAAGAATTTATTCCACAGTGTAATCACGAAAGTGCAGGATATTGTTGGACTAATTTAGATTGCTGGCCCAAGCCATTACACAGAGGTGCTAAAATGGTATTACAAAGTCATGAAATGATAGAAAAGATTGAAACAATATATAATCGCCAAAAAGACAAATTAGATTTGCCAAATTGGCTTGATGATTTTTAACTTGGCTTTGTGGGCCATACAACATCTGACAGGCTTGTAGCGGAATCTGTAATATCTCTTAATTGTTGTCTGTATGCTTGCCAAACATCTTTTAAACTTTGTGGAACATCTGTACCGCCAACCCAATCTGTATCTTTAATAAGTTCATCACGTTTGGCTCTAAGTTCATTGAGTAAACCTGTAGCATGACATTGTTGTGCTTCTGCATCTGTCATACCCAATACATCTCTGAGCTTGTCTCCTTCTAGCATTTCTCCAGTGTCTGGATCCATACCAGTTATAATAGGATTTTCTGGATTGTAGTAATATTCTTCGTCTTTGTAAGTAAATTTGTACATGTTATCCCTTTAGTAAGTTTTGTGTTTATAATACCAGGTTGTCATGTTAGCATGATCTGGAGAACTGCCATTGCCTTCAAACTGAAGAAACATTGTATTACCATAAGCATTGACATGTCTAAATTCAAAATAGTGAGCACCTTCACCGGTATCATAACCATGGCTATCAAATTGAAAATGACTTGCAACTTGCCCAAAAGATTCAGTCTGAGTTAATACATTCCCATAGTTGTTGGTGGTGTTATAGTTGTGGCTAAAACTATAACGATTAAGTCCCGTTGCCGACGCATTACTGTATGTAGAGCCAATACACACTTCTCCAGCAAACCATAAACTAGTTTGACCATTATATATTCTAACTGCTTGGTTACTTGTACCGTTGGGAAAATACACCTGTATTGAAAAACGCAACTTCCCACCAATTATAGACATATTCGTAATATTATACACAGTTGATGCCGCACCATAATGAGTAGAGGTCGCAGTGTCTCTGTGTTGCAGACGTCCTCCTGTTTGGATATTAACTGGATTGCTCCATGCACTTCCGTTCCAATGATGAAATCCAAAAGTTGAACTAGCCGCAGTATTAGGCGCACTATTTCCTCCTGTTGATCCATATGCCCAAGCAGTACCACCCGAACCATTTAGTTGACTGTAGCTACCTGCTGTGGTTGCATAAAAATTAACACTGCCTTGTCCAGCTTGAGATTCTACACCACCTGCTACTGTAAGTTTTTGACCAGGATTAGTTTGACCAATACCAACGTTGCCGTTGCTTTTTATTAGCATTCGGTAAGCACTACGTCCTAAATCGTAAATAGCAAGTCCTGGTCCAACACCACCGTCTGCTTGTATTAACCAATCTTCTGCTGAATCTTTTACATTTATACCTGCACCAGTAGTGTTTGTACTCATAAATCTGCCGTAAACATTTCCAGTTCCTTGCACATCTAGTTTTCTACCTGGATTAGTTGTACCAATACCAACATTACCAGCACTGTCAATTGTTATATCTGCATTACTACTACTAGGTGCTCCATGTCCCATTAGAAATTTATTAGCACCGGCAGACCAATTGGTGTCTGTGGCAAGCATAAAGAATTCTGCACCACTGGAATTGTTGTTATCAAACTGTAACACAGCTGGATATCCACCGGTGTCAGTACCACCTAAGGTTAATCTTGCATTTGTATATGGCGCTGTACCAATA